TTGGTCAAGAAAAACCTATGACCTATATTGATTTAGTTGCTGGCGATACAATAGATACTAAAGTACAAAAAGCTCTTCGTGATAAAATGAATATTGCAAGTGAGGTCATGGGCGAAGAATTAAAAGCTTGGATTTAATACAACTGTAAGTTGTGTGTATTTTTGCAACACTTTAAAAAAAAATTACACTTAGCGTAAAAAGTGATTGACCAATATATAGTGGGTGTGGATAAATAACACTACATCTTGTGTCAAGAAATTTATTTTTTATTTTTTGTCGATTTTTCTTGCAATAAAAATTTATATATCTTATAATATCCCATAATAAAAATGCGAGGTAAAATATGATTAGATACATAGGCGTAGAAAAAAACACTCCAGATTTTCCAAGAGTATGGGGTGAAGGTAAGACACACACTGAAGCTAGATTACAATGTGAGATAGCTTTAAGAGAAAAACTTTTAGGTAAGATAGCGAGAGGTTGTTCTGAAACCCTTGCTCAACCCGAAAGATACATAATAAAAGAAGATAAAAACTAAACTAGCCAAGGCGGCCAGAAATGGTCGCCTTAAAACATTTCCATAACTCTCTCTAACAGAACTAGCGACACAGCCCCCACCGTGCCTAATAACACCCAATAGATTTTGTCTATCTTACCACCCAAATCGTGAATACCATCATGCATATGTTTCATATCTTTTTTTATTCCTGTTATATATCCGTATATAGAGAGTAAATGTTCTCTAGTAGTTTTGGGTTTTAGTTTGTCTCCGTTAGGCATTTTTAATTCCTCTGTCTCTTAAGGTGATTTCTTTTTCCGCATCTGAATATAAGGCATTCTCTGTTCTGGTCAATCCTGGATTTTGTATACTTAGCCCCTGATTTACAACTTGTTGTCCTTGTGTAATTACTTGAGCATTTGGTTCAGCTGAAGCTACTTGTAGTGGTATAGGTGGTGTTTCTATATTTTGTTGTTCAATAATTGTTTTAAAATCTTCGAAATCTATATTAAAATCTCCAGCTAAGTTTAAGCCTCGCATGTTAGCATTAATATCTCTTAATATAGGTAACACATCATCCATAGGTGATGGATCTTCAACAGTTCCTCCTTGATTAAAAATAGGGCGATCTTGTAATCTAAATTTTTGAAAGTCTCTTTTAATACTTTGAACCGTAGGAGAGGCCGTTCTAAATGCACTTATACCACCAAATTTTTTAGAAATCTCTCTAAATTTGTCTACTATACTTTCAGATGGAAAATAAGGCACAAATCTACCATTTTTAAGAGCAGAAAAAGCATCATCACTAATTTGTCTGTCTTTAAACTCTCTTCTAATCGCAGCTTGTGATGTCCCTAACGTTTGAGCTGCGATAATATTTTTATACATTTCTTTTTGAACATTGAATCTAGCCTTGTTAGATACTATGTATCTATCAATAATATCGTCTGGTTCTACAGGTCCACCTTTTAATAAACCAAAATATCCTCCAGTAAATTCTCTTCTAGCTTCTCTAATACCTTTTTGAAAATCATAAATTTTAAAACGCAAAGCTTTTTCTGGATCTACTTTAATAGGTCTGAATCCTATAAACCCTGCAAGTTGATCATCTAATTCTAATACCTCTCCAGTTTTTGTGGGAGCTTCTACAGCAGCTTGTCCTAATCTTAAAAATTGCTTATACGTTGGTGCTAAAGAGTCAGCTAAATGTCTTAATCTAATTACAGCTTTGTCACCTGGAGATGTCTGCTCTGTATATAAAAGTCTACCATCTCTAGTTCTTCCCTGCCTAAAAGTAACGTTTGCAGCTGCTTCAGTCCAAATAGACTCGTCAATAAAAGGTGAGGCTATCTCTGCTGTAGCTTCGTCTAAACTTTTTACAAAGCTTGCTAATAAACTATCTCCATCCAACTCACCTTGTTGTATTCCCAAAGTTAAAGTTCTAAAAGGTCTTGCCATTAAATCATAAGCTAATGAGTGACTCAGATCTATGTATTTTAATGTTCCATCATCATCTCTTACAGGAACTATTGTAGAATTTTTTGACCAATCAGGGACGAACTGTCTCATTGCTTGAAGCTCATCTTCACTGACATCATACGCAGCTTTAGCTGTTTCCGTTATTGCAGCTGGAAATACAGTCATGGTGGTTGCCATACCTGTTATTCTTTTTAAACCTGTTGCATACATAATATTATCATTTTTTACAAAAGCATTTGCTTCAATATCAAAAACCACAGGTGTAATGTTAGAACCCCTTGTAGGTCTAGAGTGTTTCATTTCTTTAATAGCTTGAAAACCAATACCAGTAGTTGTTCTTATCATCTCTGAAGGAAACGACATAAAGTTACCAAACGGTAGATTTCTAGCTAGTTTTACATAATTACCTACATAATCATAGTTAGGCACTGTATTTTTAACTATGTCAGCTGCCTCTTCTTTTATTTCTCGTGTAGTTTTGCTTACATTGTTTTTGGTGTATGCATTTTTTAATCTACCATATTCACCTGCATAGTTTAATATTTTAAAAAAATCATCCTCTGCGATGTACTGACCTTGAAATTTTTTAAACGCTCCTTTAGCAAAAGATTGGAGTCTACTCATCATTGGTTTAAGACCTGAATCTATATCAACAGATTTAGCACCAAAGCCCATATCTCTAAATAAATTTTTTAAATCTCCCACCTGTACTTGAGAGTTTACAACACCAAGATCTAATAATTCTCTATATAAAGCTTCTTGTTCTTTGGTAGATCTTTCACCAAATTTAAGTATTCCAGCCACTGTACGTGGACCTAAACCTCCTAATGCTTCATCAAAACCCTGTCTTACTAGTCTTGGATTAAACATAATTCCATTTGCTGCACTAAATGCAGCTGCACTAATAAAATTTCTTAAGTGTGTTGGTATAGATAAAACTGTTTTGGCAAGTTGTGATACACCTTTAGGAAATAAAAGAAGAGACCTATACAAAGTTGTGGCTGCATTTTTAGCTACATTTGTTTTTCCTTCTGCTTGAATAACACCAAGAGCTGAATTTAATTTACCCTGAACACCAGTTGCATTTTGAAGAGCTTCAAATATTTCTCTTGTAGTAAATTTTTTAGCTAAAGGATTAGAAATTATACCATTTTGAGTTAGTTCACCCATTAAAGGATCTAGTGATACTATCTCAGCTTGTCCATTTGTAGCCGCTCTTGCTTCCCCTTGTGATCCCCAAAAAAATCCTCTGCCACGAGGTCCCGCACCTGCTTGAATTCTAGAATTTGTTTGATTTATATCATCTAAAAATTTAACAGTTCTACCTAAAGAAGATAAAGAACCCATCCCTTGAATAATTGTATATCTTGGATCTGAAAACTTACCAAAAAATTTTTGAAAAACTTCTTTATCAGCATCTTTTATAGTAATTTTATTATCTGATACCTTTATTGTGCCTCCTAAATCCACCAATTGAGTGAATGCTTTTTCAGTCTGTCCTTCCATTGTTGAATTATTATAAGTTTTATTAGGCAAAGCAGGAGGCTTTTTCATTTTAGAAACTTCTTCTAATATTTCATCTGCTAACATTTCTGCATCTTTTCTAAAAACTACGTCATCAACAAGAGTTGTTCCGTTATTTTCAGCTAAACTACGTCTTATAACATTAACTGTATCATTGTATACTTGATCAGTGGGTAGATATCTTTTAAATCCTAAAATACCTTTTTGTTCAAATATATTATAAGTGTTACCTATGAAAGATTTTATACGATCAGCTGTAATTCCTTTTATTTCTTTTGTTACCTCTCCAGCTTTAGCTGGAGGTGCAGCTCCCTCTATAACTTTTATTAAACTATTAAACTCACCTCTGGCTTCATTTAAAACATCTTTAATTCTTAATCTTGCTTCTTTGCTAATATTTTTTTCTTTAAGAGCATCAACTAAATTATCTATTCTATTTACATTAATTTGTTTACTTAAGTCCCCTTCTAATAAAAGTTCATTAAGTTGTTTCATAAACGCATCTTTTTCTTTTGTTAAAGATTTATCATACACATGTTTTAATTCTGGAAAGATGTTATTAATTTCTTTAGTAATATTTTTAAAAAGTCTTTGAGCTTCATTTATGTCCCCTGCTTTTAAACCTCCAAATCTTCTCACACCTTCAAATAGTTCTCTAGTAAGACCTCCTTCAGGTGTAACTGTAGAAGCTATTTTAGCTAAGGCTCTATTAAATCTAGAACTACTATAAGCTAATTCTTTGCCTTGTGTTGCTAGAAGCTTGGCGCTTTTACCCACACCCGCTACAAAAGGCACAACCAATAAAGACTCAGAACCAAACTTTACTCTATTTAATAATTTACGAGCAGCATCTCCACGGCCTTCAACTCTCTCATCTCTATCTAAACGGGTAGGTGAACCTGTAAATATATCTCCAAAACTACCTATGTCCTCTACATCCGCCACAAACATTTCACCAGCTGCTCCACCCATTACTCCAGCAGCAAATCTTTTAACACCTGCTTTTTCATTTAAGGCTCTAGTTCTTTCTGCTACTTTACTCATACCAGGTGTTATTTTTGCATACCTACCACCTTTTTTAGCATCAATTGCTCTTTTTGCTAACTTGTTTGCTATTTTAGTACCTATCTTAAATCCATAAGCACCAGGTATACCAATAGAAGTTATGGCCTCTGTTAATCTACCCGCTGCGTTTGCTTCAGCTATTTCATCAAAGGGATTTATTTTATCAAAGAATTGTTCTACTTTTACAGCCGTGTTTGTATCAGCTCC